AACGGGTAAATGCTTTATCGCACCTATGCGAGTTCTTGCCCGATTCCAAATAACATTCAAGTAAACCATACCGTACAACTTGATGTCGAAAGCTATCTTTTGAAGTAGTCCATCATCGCTATTGTTAAGCAGTTCTTGAAGGCGCAACCATTGTTCTTTCTTTTGGTCGTTATCTTCCCTATCGGTAGCGTCTAAACCACCCCCGTAAATCATATCGGCAACCCCGTTTACGATTGCACCGTGAGTACTCGATGAAAGGAATAAATCTCGTAAGTAATCACCGTATAAATTATCTATGCCATAATCAACCCATTCTTGTCCTTGCTTTTCAGCAAATAACGGTATCTCGGTTGAGCCGTAATTTAATACGGAAAAGTTTTGTTTCTTCATTTTGAGTAAACGTATTGAGTAAGCGTAGGGTTATATTCTTTAAACCCGTCAGTAAGTTCTTGCATATTACCACTAAAATCACGAACGAAGGCAAACCCTTTCTCTAAAAGTCCAGTAGCTAATGTCGGGTCTAAGTTTGTTGAGGATGTTTGCTCGTATATTTTAAACTCATAAAACCCCATAGGGTAGGTATCAAACCCACCAACGGAATCGTAGAAAGATATTATTCCTACCGTTGGTTGTGTGAGTGCATCTTTACTTACTACAGTAAAATTCAATTTAGTATAACGTCCATTATTGGGTACTACCGAAGATGGAATGAAATATATGCTATTCTTCGAAGCCATAGAAGTTAATTCTACCAAGTAATACACACTCGCTTGTGGAAGAGTTTGAACGTCTGCGGCAGTAACGTAAATACTTTGGTCTTCGTATGACCCTAAAAGTTTTGCTGATACCGAAGAAACCGACCCATCAAAAGTTCCAAGTTTACTACGTATAGAGAAATCCGTTCCCGTTGTAGTTAAGTCTTCGGTGTATGTTTCTATAGCTACGGCATCCGCACCCGCAGAACCTGTTACTACGGCTTGAGCCGTTCCCGCATCATAGTCAACGATTTCGTAAACCGTGCGGTATGTTTTCCCTGCGGTAAGTATGCTTTGCGTTATGTCTGAATTTGAACTCGTAATGGTAGAGATAGCTTTATCCGTACCTATCGACCATCCCGTACCTAAAGTCCAATAGTTATTCGGGTCAGTTTGTTCGACTGATATGTTTGTAATAGTACACGCATCGCCACCTTCGTTTGTTATTGAAAAAGCCGCCACTTTAGCTTGTAAATAGTAGTTGTGTGTTCCGTTTTTTAATGTCCTTGCTGCCTCATCCCCATAAAATGAAGTTGAGGAAAACACTAATAAAGTAGGATTGCCTGTGACTTTAATCCTAATCTTATAGAAAACATCCGCGGTAAGTATTGACTGAGTTATAGACCCTACCGAACCATCTGAGATAGCTACGTCTTCGCCAAATGTCCAACCAGTTCCAAGTGTCCAATATCCGTTCGGGTCTACAAGTTGAGCTGAAATATCAGTTACCGCCCCTTCAAAGTATCCGTTTATATTTACCATGCGAAAATCAGAAGCTACTCCGATTTCTACGTACTCAGTTATCCCGACTGCGTTTGCCGTAGTTACCGCCCCATAATCCGTAGCACTTACCGAACCCGCTATGTAATCCGATACGCTGTAAATTATCTTCCACGTTTTAGCGGAAAGAGAAACAGCTTGTGTAAGGTATGATGTCGCTATCTCTTTAACAGAGATGTTATCAATTAAAACATTTGAAACAACACTGTATCTTTTAATTTTTAAAGTTTCAATTAAGGCAGTAAAATATACCTCATTAAAACCCTCATCTAAAATCATTGTAGTTCCTCCAACAGAACCATCTAAAGCTAATGCGCCAATTGTTTCGGTAATATCACAAGTTAATTTATAAGACTTCCCAACTTCTAAAGCATTTTGACGTAATGAAATGTTTGCATCAACTGAATTAACCCTTGCGCCTCCGCTTTCAAAAGTAATTGTGTTAGTTGCATTAACACCAACAAGCGTCCAATCTTGTCCGAGTTCTTCGCACGTTACATTTGTAATTGTATAGTCAGAGTTATTCGTTTGGTTGTAGAATCTTAGATAGTTAGAAGCTCCTGATGTTATGTAGATTGTGTGAGTAACTCCCGTTGTGATAGCTCCATTAACTGCAGTTCCTGCCCCCGCTAAAATATAAACACCACCTGAGCCGTTATTTTCAAGAACCTCATACGATATTTTATAAGATGTATTTGCAGTAAGTAAATTAGAGTTATCTGCTTTTAATGCAACACCATAAGCATTACTTGTTGTTCTTGGTACTTTCATACCATCAACCCCTCCGACATTATAGAATAAAGCAGTCGTTGAAGTGAACCACCCCGAACCCGCAGAGTTCATTGGAATGGTTGTATCAAAAATTCCGTTTACGATTAAATCCGTTCCCGTAGCACTAAAATCTCCGTTCGTTACTTCCTCACTTCCTAACGCTTGGGTGCTTATAGCTTTGCTATCTCCAAATGACCACCCTGTTCCATTTGTCCAGTCTTCACCTTCTTCTTTGACAGATACGTTGTCTATAACCCCACTAAAAAGATTACCATTAACTCCTCTAATAGTTAAATGTCCATTACCACCAGTAGAGTCTAAACTAACGGTCTTAACTCCTATGGTTGTAAACACTTCGGAAACCTCTGCTGAATTCAACTCAATAGTAACACCTCCCGCACTAATACTAATTATTTCAAAAGAAACAACATAAGTTTTGTTTGAAGGAGTGTATACATCAAGCTGATAAAATTGTGTTAAAACTCCCGCAGAAGTACCTCTTACAGCCGTCCCGTCTAAAGCCCAAGTACCGCTAATAGTCCACCCAATCGCTCCATTTGTAAAATCTCCGTTTGTAATTAACTCAGTTACACCAGTAAAACCTCCGTTAGTTATTACATCCGTACCTAATTCATCAAATAAACCGTTCTCTACTAAGTCAGCACCCAACTGCGAGAAATTACCATTCTGCACCAATTCAGGACCCGTAGAAGTTTCGTTGGAGTTGGATATTATTTGTAGCATCAATGGTAAGAATAGAAAGTAAAAATCCGTTTATAATAAAAAAGGGAGGACGGCTTGTGCCACCCTCCCAGTTTCGTTTCGTTACGTTAGCTTTTAGGCTGCCGTAATAGTTAAGTCTGCTTCGTCTGCTAACCCGTCAAATGGGAATTTAGCGTCACTCGCACTTACTGATGGTGCAAGTATGTACAACGGTGCTTGTTCTTTAGCTGTGAAACTTAACGTCAAACCATTCATATCAGAACGATTTGTACCCGTAGCGATAGAATCACCACCCGTTAAATAACACCCGTCAGTTATACCCATCAAGTAGACATTGTCGTTTGAATCTTGCACAAAGATTTGCGCACGGTTCTTAGAAATTAGTCCGAGTTGGAATAAATCAGCAGCTACAACTTTTTGAAGTACTACATCTAAAGTCTGATTCCACATAACCGATCCCGTAGCTTTATCTGCTTCTACCGCAGATTTAAAAGTTGATAGGTCAGTTACAAGGTCATATTTAAAAACGGTTACCGTTGTATCTACAATATCCCAATTCGCAAAACCTGCGTCAGTTATAGTGTATGAAGATGCGGTTACGGTTGCTTCTGCAAGAATATCAGAACAATAAGAGCTACAAAAATAAATAGCTTTTAAGCCACCAATAGCGTCACGGCAATCTATACCCCGTGCGGCAGTTATATTACAAGCCATTTTTATTTAAGTATTAAGTAAAGTTAAATCCAACAACTCCGTCACCTGCAACGCCAGTTTGAACTCCAACTGCAAAACGCATAGAAGCGCGTACATTGTCCGAACCATCATACATATATGTTGGGATTAGTTGTGCGGAGATGTCAGCCGTGTAGCTGTTAGCACCTACAACCAAGTTGTCAGGGTAAGTAAATACGCAAACATCAACCGTATTCGGGATACCTGCTGTTGGGTAAACTGGGTAGCCTAAGTAGTTAGCACCTTCTAAAGACTGGTTGTAACCTGGTCCAGTATTCTGAGCAGCT